TTGATGTGCTGTATGTAGATAGTGTCATTTCATTTGTTAGGGCTCCAGTAGTAGAATTTTTAATGATATTTTTAAAACCATTCTCCGATCGTACTGGTCCATTAAACGTAGTATTTGCCATAATTATATCCTCCTAGTTTTCCGAATACTGTCTCTAGGCCGTCGACTATACTCGTCAGTATTCTAATTAATTGTATAGTGAGTAATTTATATATTAGATTTAAGTAGAGCGCAAGAGGGCCTGTAATGTGGATTGGATTTTTCCAACGATGTAGCTTTTTATTAAGTAGCTACAGAAACTTCTGGTGCAGAACCTTCTATCTTATTTTGCATATGCTCTTTTTGAGCCTCTGCAAGTTTAATATGGCTTATTACTTCTCTGACTTTTCTGTCAATCTTAACCATATTGAGAGTATATCTACCCTCTTTAAGATGCTCCTGCTCCCACTCGAGATCCAGACCTCTCTTCTTCGTGTAAAGGTCGTTTAGATGTTGCATCATGTTCTCCATCGATAACCTCCTCATAGGTTATTCGCTTTATCTTGGGATCATTCATTTCTCCAAGATACTCCCATTTTATATCAGATTTTCCCAACCTGTCAATGATTGCGTTTTCTATATCAATGGGCGATTCGATGCATGTTATATTGAAATCAGCGTGCATTTGGTATGCAAATATCTGGACTCTGAATTTTTTTGGAGACATTTTTCCTTTCTAAAAATTAAATGGGGCGGTTTTAAGGCCGCCCCATAAATGTGGTATTACGCACCTTCCACACCGAAGATACCTCTAGGGTCAGATACGCCGAAGCTGTATCTTTCTCTAGCTTTGTATCTTACGTTGCCAGTGTCGAAATCACCTTCCATCGCAGTTGTCAATGGAGCTCTTGTAAACATTTTCATACCATTTGGTACGTCTGTAATGATGTAGAACGCATCTGTATCAGTTAGGTAATTGTTCACTCTATAACCTTGAGGAACCATACCCATAGATACGATTGCATTGATATCATTATCAGCTGTTCCAGTTCTACCTTGAGATTTCATCAATCTCTCAGCTGTAAACTGAAGCTCTGACGGGATAATCATTTTTACCCCTCTCGCTGCGATTCTAAGACCTCTTTCGTCAGTCATTTTAGCAATGTCAATCATTGACTGCTCTAATGACGTCTCGTTAAGATCCGCTTGAGTAGATAGCGTGTTCTTGAAAGAACCTGCTACTGTTGTGTGCGAAGTGTTAAATAAGCTGACACCATCACCTGACTTAAATGTGTTAGTTGATGGTAAACCATTAATTAATGGCTCAACCGCTTTAACTTGTTTCGCATTACTCATAGATCTTGCTAAAGCTTTTGTATATCTAGCAGCTAGTCTATCGTAGAGATTATCTTCGATAGCTTCTTCTGTGATAGCAAATGCTAAAGCTACGGTCTCGTGAGTGTAACGAGCTGTGAAAGTTTCTTGTGCTGAATCAAAAGATACTCCTGATCCTTCACCTTTCACTTGTGCGTTGCCGAAACCAGATAACATAACTTCTTCTTCAAAAGCTCTGTCACTGTTTTCGTTAGTATAAATCTCAGCATGCTGATTTTCATACCTTTTATATTCCAGCCCAAATAGTGCATTTAGGCCTGGCTCTAGTTCTTTAACTAGTTGTGATCTTGATATTGCCATAGTCTATATACTCCTATTATGATTGTAGCTCGATTAAGTTGATACAAACAACAGCAGAAAAATTAGCTTGCGTGATATCCTCGTTTTCAGGATCTTCTGCAGATCTAAGTAATCTAAATTGTTTGTTATCCGCGCCAGTTTCACTTGAGTCCAAAGTTGCTGATGACTTACCAGTAGTATCGCTACCTCCTGATGCATTCATGTCATAAGTTTCTAAGAACTGCGCTTGTGTTCTAGCAGCGTCTAAACCAACTACATACTGCTGGAGAGGATTGTCTAATACAAAGGCAGTTATGTCTTCACTGTTTGCAGGTGTGATTGTTGCTTTGTAAAAATTAGCAAACGTTGGCTTTAAAGTATCAGCCGCATTGTAAAAGATACCATTTAAGACACCTAATACTGGAGCAGCGGAACCTTGTCCACCAATCACATAACCTGAAGCAGATTTCAACGCTTCGCCATTGTAAATAGTTGTGCTATGTCCGGCATCGATAAAGTACTTACCTTGGTTCTGCACGCTTACGCCTGCAAGTGTACCAGCTGGAACTAAACCGAAACCTTGTGTGTTTCTATTAGCCATAGTTGTTTTCTCCTATTTCAACAGTTGTTATTTAATTCGATAGTAGGGAATTGGTTGTTATCCCGAGAAATAAAATTATTTCTTTGTACCACCGAAGGTTACACGAGACTGCCTATCAACATTGATGGGCATCCTCTGATCTTGCTCCTTCATTAAATCGTTTGAAACTGCTTCGCTTCGATCTTCATGACGTCTAGTCATGTACTCTTGTCTCTGCTTCGCGATTTCTTCGGGTACCTTCGCAAGAAGAAGGCCACCAACCCCAACTACCCCCTTGTACTTGCCGTCTTCGACGACTGGATAATCAGATGCGTTTTCTATTTCCTCGGCTCTAACAAGTTCATAACCTTCTCTAATTCGTCCAGTTATGTTTTTAGTGTCTTGGAAACCAACACTCTCTGCTCTTATCCATCTGTACCTAAATCCATTAGGTGCAGGGGGTGCATCTAGAGATGATGGTGGAACCCACACTTTAGGTCTTTCAGATTTTGACCGTGTTTGGTTCGCACGAGAAGTTTTGTTTTCTTTTTCCATTTTACGCTCCTTCCGTGGTTTTTAATTGTTTTGCGTATTCTTCGAGTGGCACTCCTAATTTTTTAGCTATTGCTACCTGTGAAGAAGTGAGTCTCACAGTTTTGCGACCAGGCTTTACGCTTCTTTTAGCTGAAGCCACCGTCTGAACGGGAGCGGTCGATTGCTTAGCCTCATTTTTACCAAATTTATGCGGGAAGTCAACTCTCATTCTTTTATCAACCTCTGCATAATACTCGTCAGAACTAGGATCATAACCTTCTCTTTCAGTAAGATCCTTATGTATCTCAAAAGCAGTATAGGTCATTGCTCTATCTGTTCCAAACCAAGGATTCTTAGAAGCCCATGCTTCGGCTCTAGGATCTGGGTTTATTGGATCATCTCTTTGAGGAATGTTTACCTCGCCACCTTGAGATAGATTAGTTACAGGTTTCTCTGCCTGCGTTTCTATTTGTCTCCCCTCTTTGGCTTGTTCTAGTTTTGCACTCTCGAAAGCAAGTGTTGCAATTCTTTTATTAGCCTCAACTTGAGCCGCAGCATCGCCAGATTCAATAGCTGCAGACAATTCTTTTTGTGCTGCTTCCATACCTGATGATATTGTAGACTCAAACTTTTTAATATAATCAGAATCAGTTTTTTTAAATTTAGATTCTAATTCTGTTTTTTCTTGTTGTATGCCTTTGGCGTAATCAAGAGCAGCTTGTTCTCTTCTCTCTGCTTCTCTCATCTTACGAGTTAATTTAGCAATACGTGCTTGAACACCTTTACTATAATCCTCTAGCTTACTATCGTCTTTTGTTTCTTGTTCTACTGTTTCTTCTGTCTTTGTTTCTTGTTCCGGCGCTTCGGTTTCTACAACCGACTCGTCTTTTGTTTCTTCGATATCCACTTCTGCATCAGGTCCTGATGTATCAATGGGTACCATTTTATTGTCTTCTGGCATAGTTATCCTCCTATGTTAAAACTCATGCAAGATGTCCTCTGGACTATCAATTGTTGCTAACACTTCATCGTCGTTTAGCAGACGCATTTCCCCACCATCTATTTTGATTCGGCTGCCTGCATATCTTGCAAACATAACCCAATCTTTCTCTTTGCACCACGGGCCTTCTGGATATCTCTCCTTATCCTTATAACATTGTGGGCCCATAGCCATAACTAAACCTACTTGAGAGGCAATCTGTTGACGCTCTAAAGTATCTTCAGCTAATATTACTCCACCTTTAGTTTTTTCTTTCATCTTAAAAGGTAAAACTAACATTCTCCAACCAGTTGGTTTTGGAAGCTTTGGTGATTCTGTTTTTGATGATTTTACGCCAACAAGTTTATTGTTTGGTCTTAATATCGATGACTGTTCCTTTTCCATTTTGCTCCTTGTCTTCTAGCAGGTTAGAGAGTTCCTGTAGTGTTGCCTCTAAGGCATTTATCTGTCCTATTATATATCTATACTTTTCCATGTTGTCAATACCACCGGACGTTACTGATATTGATAACGCTTCTGATCTAGCTTTTATAAACTTTATCAGTTTTGTTATGACTTGCTCTAATTGCATTTTTTCCTTTTTTAAAAATTGCAGCGACTTGTGATTTACCCATAACTTTGGCACGCTGTTCTCCAACAGTTAATATTTGAATTTTTCTAGCAAACGACTTATTAACTTTTTTAACTTTTGCAACAGTATTACGAGCATCAGTAGGAGTTGCAAACTTAATTTTAACAGTGTCTCTAGGGTTTTCATCGGTGTAAAGACGACGTCCGTGTTTTTTTCCTGGATGTTTTCCTGTGCCTTTTTTTGGATCAGCCATTTAACATTTCCATCTTCTACGAGCCTGTCTTAATCTTGAGTTAGGATCTCTCGCAGCTTTAGGAAACTTTTTCATTTGTCCTGCACTTCTCGCGCAGAATGATTTACGTCTCTTAGCAGCTTTAGATCCTGGTTTGACTTTGCCAGTGACCGCTGTTTTTAATTTAGATCCAGGGTTTTCACGTCTGTATCTCGCAACTCCAGCCTTAGTCATACCTGCACCAGACTTAGTTGATCTAAAATATTTTTTAGTTTTTGGTGGTTGTCTATCTCTTTTTCGCATTACATCATACCCATACGTCTAGCCATGAATCCACCACCCATTGCTTTTTTTCTTTTAGGTGCAAAAGTTGCAGCTCTTGAAGGTGTTGGTCCTGTATTTGCTTTTGCTTGTTTTCTAGCAACAGCACTTCTACGCTGTCCTTTAGACATTGCTCTAGCTTTCGCTATCGGTACACATTTTGGATAATTTTTTCTTTTCTCTCCACCACTTCGTCCGCATTTAGGATACGAACCATCTTTTCTTTTATTTGCTATATCAACCCAGTTTTCTTTTACCCAGGCTCTTAATCCTTTTTTGGCCATTAGACCATCCTAGTTCTTTTTTCTTTTCCTTTTAGGATTGCTCCACAGCCTCTCGCTACAGCTCCACCTTTGCTGTACATCGCTCTATCCATCATCATTCCACCGCCCATGGCTTTTTTTCTTTTCTTTTTGCCACCTGGTGTAACTTTACCTGAACATACTGCTGATGCGTACATGTTAGCGTATGCCGACGGGTACACTTTAAATTTTCTTTTCGCTGCGGCTTTACCTCTTGGACATAGTTTTGCCATTATACAAACCTCTTTTTCTTTTTATCTTTTTTAACAGCTTTATCCATTGGTGTTTTATTTTTTTTCTTTTTATCTTTTGCAATAAATTTAGCTATTCTATCTAATTTTGTTATTTCAGGTTTATTATCTAAACCATATTTAACACTTTGCATTCCAAGATTTCCGCCACCTTTAAGACCTACTCTACCACCTTTAGCTTTGTTTTCTGCAAAGGCAGTATCAATCATCTTTTTTATTGATTCAGTATTTTCTTTTTGTATTCTTTTATATGCTTCTTTATTTGATTCTGTTTTTTTCTTACTTCCTTCAAAAGTAAATTTGTCATCTTTTTTAAACGCTTTGTTCGCTGCTTCAAATTGAGTTTGACCTAATTTAGCTTTAGCTCCTTTTAATCTTAAATCTGCAATTCTATTTGCAGCTTGTAGCTTTTTTAATTTTGTATCAGGAACGTTTGTTTTAACGGATTTAATTGCTGCACCAGGATTTGGATTTTTTTTGAAAGCTTGTTTAGCTGCAGTATATATACCTTCAATTTTTTTAAACATTATTTTTTTCCTCCGTTTTTAAAAATCTGTGTGCCCTTTATACCATAAATACTCGCCACGACAAGGATCCACAAATTTGTGAACCATGACGGGAGCTGCTGGAACTGCTCAAAGAACTCTTTTATCTTTGCAGCTGCACCAGGATCGTCCGAAAAGACACCCCAAGCAATCACCAAGATGGGCAATGTGAGTACGATCAAAACAAACTCGTCCTTCCAGTCTGATTGTCTTGCTTCCAATAATTTACCTTGGTATTCGCTCTCACCTCTAGCCATTTTAGATGCATGCATGTGTTGAGCGTCTGCCATCGCCATCTTCGTCTCTTGTTTTTTCTTATAGATGTGCGTTGCAGCGTTTAAGCCAAGTTTAAGTGCACTGAACCACATAAATTAGTACGCTTTTGAGTTTCTTTTCTTTTCTGGCAACATTCTGTTCTGTCCGCCAACTGGCATTTCAGGTTTTCCTGTTGCAATATAGTTAAATGCTTGATCAGCAGTAGTTTTTGATCTAGGATCTACTTCAATACTCTGTTCTGCAACTTTAACTTCTTTGATTTTATCAAGTTTTTGCATTTTTGCTCCTTTTTTATTAATTATCGTCTATCACAACTTTAGCTTGTTGTACACCTTGCTTTGCAAGGCTAACTCCAGCACGTAATTTAGCTAAATCTTCGTTTTGTTCCATTTTATCTTCTGCAATATCACCTTGTTGCATCAATCTTGACTTAGCAATGTCTATTTGTGCCTTGTCATAGTCTCTTTTTCGTTCATTTTCCATTGCACGAAGGTCAACTTCTCTAGATTTTAGTTTTAAAA